GCCGGAATCCACACCCCACAGGTGGACGAAGAAGGGCAGGCAGTTGAGCGGCTCTAGCAGCACTGAGGCGAAGGAAGCCGCCAGGATGATGCAGGCAGTGGTGGACATGCCGCGTACTTCCCGAGCCATGTCCAGCCATTTCTCTTCCTCCCCGTGGGAGCGTACGGTGGCGAACAGCGCTTTAAAATTGGCGTCGCCGTCAAAGATCAGCCCGTCTACAAAGGGGGAGAATCCCTCATCCCGGATATAGCCCAGCCGTCCGATGCACTTCCGCTCCGGTATGGTGTCGTAGTTCAGGTTTTCCAGGTCGGATATGTACTGCACGAAGGCCCTGGCGTTCTGGCTGGTAACGGCAATTCCGCTGCCGGCCAGTTCGGTCACTCGGTTGGCGTTGGCCAGCACCGTCTTGCTGACGATGAGCCGCCGCCAGACGGCTCCCTTCCGGAAGGCCAGTTTGAGTTTCTCCTCTCCGGTGTCGATGTTGACCAGGCGCTCCACCGGCATGATAGGGTGAGGACAGGCCACCTCGTCCACGAAGCCGCTTCGGCGGCAGACCCCCAGATCGGTGGCGTCCCAGTCCCCCGCATTGAGTTCCAGGGGCTGGCCGGTAAAGCTGGTCACGTTGTCCACATAGACCGTTCCGGCCTGGGCCTTCAAGCTCTCGATGTATTTCTTATACATGGACTTGAAGCCTCGGAAGCCCTGATTGACCGCGTATACAGCCAGCTCCTGCAGCTTTGTCTCGTGCAGGAAGGGCCGGTCGTGGAATTGATAGAGCGCCTCATAGGGAGCCGGCGTCAGGAAATCTTCTGTTTTGTACGTCCAGTCTCCCATGCAATTACCTACCCATTTCAATATGTTCTTCCAGCCACCACTCCAAATATGGCAGCCGCTTTACCGCGTCGGCATACAGAGGGTGAATGCAGTCCGCGGCGTCTCTGGCCGGTTCCAGCGCCTTGACGGTCTCCAGCAGGCGGCGATGCTCCTCCACCGCCCGGTAGTATGCCGCAGCCTCCGCCCGCTTCCGCTCCTCCTCCGCCTGCCTAGCCTGAAACCGGGCAGACAGCTCCGCCCGGGTCGGTTTACGGTCAGTCAGGCCAAGATGAAAATCCTCGTTGAGGCGGCTGCAGGCTTCCCGGAAGTCTACCCCGAAGTAACGCATGACGAAGTCGATCACCGTGCCGCCGGCGCCGCAACCGAAGCAGTGCCAGCCAGTCTTATTTTCGGAATAGACCTTCAGACTGGCGTGACGATCTCCCTGGTGGAAGGGGCACTGTACAAAGCCGCTCCGGTTTAAGGGAAGGCCATAGGCAGAAAACACCACCGGTGCCGGGAGCAGACGCTTAATCTCGGACGCAAGATCATCCATCATCCTCGACCAGATCCCTGTAATTGATGATGCCGGTCAGCTTGCGGGTCGCCCGGCAGTAGGCGCAGCGCCCACAGCGCCGGGCGGTTTCCCGGCCCTCCTTGATGGCCTGGTACCTGGGCGCCCGATCCTCCACCTGATAGAGGGCAGAGGTCAGATCCGCGTCCGAGATATACAGAGTCCCGATGTCCGGTTCCTCTTCTTTGGTTCCGACCGCCAGGATAAACGGGAGCTGATGCCCCTCCAGGGCCCGGTAGATTGCTCCCTGGATGTCGTATCCGTATGCCTCCACAAAGGGTAGTTTGCAGTGCTCCTCCTCGCTCCACACGGGCTTCATGTCCTTCATGCACTTCTGATCTACAATAGCGCCCCTGGGGATCTCCCCCAGTACGGCCCGGGTCTCCGGATAAAATCGGATGATATCCATGCACTCCCGCGCACTGAGGAGGCTGTCCAGCTTACCCTTGAACGGGATGCCGGCGATCTCTCCGACCACGATGTACTGCTTGCGCCCGCCCATCAGCAGAGAGAAGAGTCCGTCATCCTCCATCTTTGCGATAATGCTCTGGGCCTTGATGTACTCACTCTTCAAGGTGCCGTCCCGCTTGAAGATCTCCGGGTGCTGCCCCTGAAACAGGGGCAGCTCACCAGAGAACCAGGCATCCACATAGCCGCCCACCAACAAGGCCGTGGAGGCCGGGGGGATATACTCCCCCCCCAGCTCCGCCAGCGCCGCCGCCTCACAGCGGTCGAAGGCCTTGAATTGGGATGCGGACATATAGGCCAGGTTGGCCTCCTGGCTGTAATAGTTTTCAGCTGTCAGAATCATAGCGGCTGCTCCTCTCCTCCGGCGGCCTGCGCGGCCTCCTTGCGCTTCTGGGCGCAAGCGGCGCACAGCGGCGCACCATAGTGTTTTTTGGTATATGCGGCCAGCCATACGGCGTTCTTGCCCTCGGCCGGCTTAATTTCCTGCCCGCAGTCGGTACAGGGCGGAACCGGGGGCGGGGCCATGCGGGGCACATGAGGCCGGATGCGGATGCCGTCGGTGTACCCCCCGTCCTGGGGATCCCTCACCTTGTGGTCGATGTAGAGCTGGATGCGCTTGCCCACCAGCGTGGCGGCCTTGGCGTCCCCGTACAGCTTCCGCAGGGCCTTGCGGTTGGTAGAGTTGACGATCAGGGGCCGCACCTGGAGAATGCCGGGCACCCGCTCCTCCTCGAAGGTGAGCACGTCCTTCTTCTCCTTACCCCGCTGGAGGGTCACCATGCCGTTCCACAGCCCGGAGATGGTCAGCACCGGCTCCACACCGTCGTCAATGTCCTCCGCCCCCAGATACTCGGACTCCCGCTCCTGACCCAGCCGCTCCTCTCCAGTGAGCTGGCGGAGCCTATCCTTCGGCATCATCGTCATCCTCTCCTTCCGTTACACATGAGATCCCGGCCGCTACCAGCGCCAAGATGATGTTGCACTCCTCATAGCAGATATTCGTATCTGCCTTGACCATGATGTTCATAATTTTTCCGGCTGCTTCCATCAGTTTTGCCATCCGGAAAGGGGTAACATAGCAGGCCCCGGACTGTTCGATCCGCTTCCGCTCAGCCATCATTCTTTCGGCGGGGGTCACAGCTCCACCACCTCCAGCTCCGGGGAGTCGCTCACCCGGGTAGCAATGAGCTGCAGGCCCTTGGCCTTGCACCGCTCATACAGGGCCGACCGGCTCTTATCGTCCAGCCGCTCAGCGCCGTCCACCAGGATGATGCCCAGCTGGCCGGGCTTGCTGACCGTGATGTCCACACACAGCTCCAGCAGCTCCCCGTCGGACAGATTGCTGATGGGCAGGCCATGGATGAGTGGAACGCCGTTCTCCACCGTGAGGCCCTTGATGGGAATGGAGGCCGTCTCCAGAATCTGCCCGGGCAGATCCCGGGCCAGCTCAATCTTGCGGGTCAGCTCCTCGGACTTGGCCGCCAGCTGCTCCACCTCGCCCTGCATGGCCACCATACGCTGGTACTCATTGAGGTGCTTGCGCATAGCTTCGGCGGTATCGATGTCCGCGGCCAGCTCTGCTATGTCCTGCATGGGCGTGTCCGCATACCGGGCAGCCACCTCCAGGTCGGCATCCAGCTTGGCCCGCCGGGCGGCGAGATCCGCATCGATGGCCGCCACCCGATCCTGGCGCCTCTGATCCAGCCCGGCGAGTTTCTCCCGGGCTGCCTGGATCTGAGCCTCCATACGAGAGATCTCGGCCATCAGCTTCTCCCGTTCGGCGGCAATCTCCCGGTCTGCCGCAGCCACCGCCATGTCATGCTCCCCCTGCAGGCCCCGCAGCTTGTCCTGCTGGCTGCTCAGGAAAGCCTTGGCCCGCTCAATCCTGGCGTTTTCGCTCCGGCGCTGCTCCAGCTCCCGGTACCTCTCCGCCATCGGGTAGTCGTTCCAGCGGTCGAAATCGTAGTTGGGCGGAATATCCTTGGCGATATCCGCGATAAAGGCCTGCTTGTTGCGGATATCCCGGTTCAGGGCCTGGCGGCTCTGAAAGTAGTTCCCGTTCTCGGCCTGGATGTCGTTGAGCACCTGAAGAATATGCTGGGAGTAGTCCACCCCGGCCGGAATCTCGCCAAACTGCTCCGAAATCCAGTTCATATCCCAGGGAAACTCGATCAGTGAGAGGATCTCACGGTTCTTTTCCTGGCGGGATAGCTGGGTAAACTTCACCGGATCCAGCTGTAGGGGAGTAAAGATCTGTGCCAGGAACTCCGCCGGCCGGGTCTGCACCATGGAACCGTCCCGAACCTTGACCACACTGCCTTTCTCAGAGCGGGCCTTCCGGTCAATCTGCAGCCCGGTGTCCGTCTCAATGAGGATCTCGCCCTCCTCAGCGCCCTGGTGGATCACATAATCCCGGTCGCTCTTGTTGGTCAGAGCGAAGCGGATGGCGTCCAACACGGAGGTCTTGCCGGCGCCCTTTGGGCCGGACAGCTCCACCGAGCGTCCGTCCAGGGTGGCCTCCTTGATGCCAAACAAATTTTTGATGATGATTTTAGTGGTTCTCATTTGACAACTCCTTTTGCCCCTGTTAAAATGGGGCTGTAGTTCTTTGGGGCGATGCCCCACCCCCGGCCGGGTGTGCAGACCCGGCCGGGGCTTTTTTGCTCACAGGGCAATGACAACGGAGCCCTCGCTGACCTCCTGCTGGAGCCGCTTCTCCAGAAACTTCTTGATGGTCTCCCGGGCGGTCAGCTTCCACATGCCGCCGTCGGCCTCGGTGAAACTGATGCCCCGCTCGCTGACCCGGATCAGGAAGGGGGACTCGGGCTGCTCCACCTCCTGGAAGGTGCGATAGGGCTTGAGCCGGACAATGGGCCGGATGGCTTCGTTGGCCTGGAGCGCCACCCCCTTCTGGGTCACAACACTGGTGGCGATACCGTTGTCGTTGAAAGTAATCTTGCCGCCGGTGGTGATGTCGGACAGCAGCTTCATGGCGTAGTGGGAGTCAGAGGTCTCCTGGAAGCGGGTGCGCAGGGCGATCTGCATCTCCTCAAAGCCCATCTTCACATCAGACTGCCAGCCGGGTACGTCAGTGGCCTTGGCCCGGTAGTAGTTCACGCGGCTGAAGCGCAGCTCACTGTCCGGCTGGCCAAAGCAGACGGCAGTCAGATGATCCGGAATGGTGATGTACAGCGGCGCGTCCAGCTCCGACGCCTCAGTCTTGACCAGCTTTACCAGGGCGTCCAGGCTGGTCAGGATCAGCTCCGACGGGTAATCCAGCTCCGGCTTGACCTGCTCGTACTGGCCCTCGCGGTCGATGATGTAGGTGTTCCCGTCAATTTCCTGGATAAAGGGCTTGTTGGCGGTCTCCTGGATGTGCTGAATGGCTTCTTTCAACATGATGGCTTCCTCCTTACATAGCTTTTACGAGCTTCAGAACCGGGGCCGCGTCCTCCTCAACTCCGTCCATATCAATCTGTCCAGGCAGCTGTGGAACCATCTCCACAATGGTGTCCTGGTCTGCCACGTACAGCGATGTGGTAACGGGATTGGTAGCCGCCAGGGTGCTCTTGGCTACCACGCCTACGGCGATGTTCTGCCGGGTGTCGTCCGGCTTGAGGGTCAGGGTGAGCGTCAGCTTCCGGGCCGCGGTGGCCGAGGTGTTGGGGTCCAGGATATTGTCCAGGATTTTGGTGATCTCGTAGTCGGCCCGCTCCTGAATGGCCCCCCGGGCCATCTGTAGAATCGATTTCTTCTGGTACAGATCCTCCATGGTTTTCATCTCCTTCATCAGTTTATTGGGATCGCAACCCACAAGCCGTCCAGCTCCTCCAGGCCATCGGGGGCTGGGATGGTGAAGATACCCGGATTCTGGCTCGGTACAGGCGCCGGTGACTCTGCGGCCGGCTGCTCTGGGGCGCTGATTCCCTCTACCAGGACCACCAGCAACAGCAACAGGCACAGCGACGCAATGCTCGTTATCAGATAGCGCACAGCCACACCTCCAGCCAGTTAGGCAAGCCACAGCAGAGGATAATGCAGGCGGTAAACACTACCGCGCTCACAGCTTCCCGGCGTGCCCGGCGGCGCTCGTTGCGGGACTCACTCCTCATAAACTCACCACCTTCATCCCGGGCTTGTACTGGAATTTGCCGATCTTCATTCCTGCCGCCGGTTCAGCCGGCTTCACGGTCTGCTTCTCCAGGTATGCCGCGACCTCCTCTTCCTTGAAGCGGACGCACCGCCCCACCTTGTAGGCGGGTAGCCCGTCCCGCTTGTACGCCAGGCGGTAAACGGTGTGAACACATACCCCCCAGCGTGAGGCAATCTCCTGGGCAGTAAGCAGTGTGCTTTGCTCCATTCCTATACTTCCTCCTTTCCCGGCCCCGCCCCGTCAGGGGCGGGCTTTATTGTCCGGTTTATTGGACTTACTCTGTGGTATTCTGGCGCTGATCAGAAACAAGTCTCCCAAGAGCTGCGTTCAGTTTTTCCTCCGCACCCTTCGGCTCCTTATGTCCGTTAAGCACAACGCTGAGATATTTGGGGTTCCATCCGACCTCAGCAGCAAGCTGCTTGGCTGTGACTCCGGCCAGGTGCATCTCGCCCAGCAGGTCAGCAGTCCACTTTGCAGGCATACCATTGTCACCTTCTTTCTGTTCTGGTAGAATAGCCTCACGAGGAGGTGTTTCAGATGTTTATTCAACTCATTTCTTTTATCCACAATCTTTCTTTGAGTGACTTAGTGGATATTGCAGGCGTCCTTGGCTTTGTTATGTCACTGTTCGGATTGGTTTGTACGTGGCACAGGAACCGAAAGCGATTGCATATTTCGATCCTTGACATTAAGTCCTTCAATGACGTTACTTTTTTGCGGATAATGTTTGAAAACAAATCCAGACTCCCGATTGCTATTACCAGGGTCGCCCTCCTTCTGAACGGGAAAATAATTGACTGCACCCCAAACCCAACTATTGTGTATGAAGAAGTCCGGCGTGATGCAAAGAAAGAAATCATTGGAACCGATGTAGAAAAATCATATCCGCTTCCCATCCAGCTTTCCGAACTTGGGGCGATCAGCGGTCTGGTTCTCTTTGAGCGGCTTCAAGAACTTCCAGAAGATTCCGCCACAAATCTGACTTTTCTAATTGCAACCAATCGGGGTAAGGCATTTCAAAGGACACTTGAACTACCTGTGGGGTGGGCTTCCCGAAGAAACCCATTTTGACCGTGTACCCCTCCCTCACCCCCTTCATTTCCACCAATTCCGTCCACCTCCTTTTAGTGAAGAATACGAAAGTTGCCTTTTTGATATAAGGATGTTGACTTAGGTTATCTTTCATGATACTATGTTGTTGCCGACAAACAGAACAGAAAGATGACTTAAGTTGCTCCATGAGCTTATTATACGATAACCATGGTTGCCTGTCAATGGCAGAAAGCAACTTCAGTAGCTTTCTATGTTTTAACCAAACTAGGAGGTTGCTTTTCGTGTTTTTTGATAGGTTTGAAGATTTGTGCAAGCAAAAGGGCGTTTCTAAGCAAAGAGCCTGTATAGACTGCGGGCTGAGTCGTACCGCTTGGAACAAATGGAAAGCGGGAGCCATCCCTAACGGAGATGCCGTACAATCTCTTGCCGACTATTTCGGCGTCACCACTGATTACCTCCTGACTGGAGAAGAAACAAAAAAAGCGCCCACCCAAGAGGGTGAGCGCAAAGTCAGCGACGATGATATTAAATTTGCTTTGTGGGGAACAAGGGAGATAGACGATGATGTCCTCGACCGCGTTAGACAGTTCGCAAAATTTGCCCAAGAAAACGAAAAAAATAAATAATGTAGTTGAACTGTACGAGTATGCCGAACAGCAGGGGTATGATGTTTATTGGTACAATTTAGACTGCGACGGGCTTGAAAGTATATCTGTTATGCGAGTATCGGATTGCAAATGCTTTATTGCGATTGACCCCTTTACCCTTTTGTCCGATGCCGATGAACTAGTGAAGGGCCTGCATGAAATTGGGCATTGTGATACAGGGGCCTTCTATAATGAGTATGCCACCTGCGATATTCGGAAAAAGCATGAGAACCGTGCGGATAAACGAGCCATTGAACTGCGCTTGTCCGCTGATGATCTGGATCAAGCCGTGGCTGATGGACATACAGATCTGTGGGATTTAGCTGAACATTTTGGGGTCACTGAGGAATTTATGAGGAAAGCTGTCTGCTGGTACACGCATGGGAATCTTGCAACAGAGTTGTATTTTTAGTAACCTGCCGCGGAGGAGCAGTAAAATAGAGAGGAGGGGACTGGAAACATGGCTACCAATTCTGTTATTGCAGAGAAGTTGCTTGATAAATCCAAAGAAGCTTTCCTTTTAGCTATTGAGGTATACAATAAACCGTCTATCCGATACAGGGTCGAGGGGTTTAGCTTTTTTATCTGTAACGCCTGGGAGCTTATGCTCAAGGCTCACATCATCAATACATTAGGTGAACATGAAATTTATTATAAGGATAACCCAAATCGCACTATTACGTTAGAAAATTGTATTAAAATAGTTTTTACAAATGAGCATGCCCCAATTCGCAAAAACCTATTGCGCATAGTCGAGCTTCGGAATACAAGTACTCATTTTATCGTGGAAGAATATGAGATGGTATATATCCCCCTTTTTCAAGCATGTATATTTAATTTTACGGAAAAAATGTCTGAGTTTCATGGGATAGATATGACATCCGTAGTCCCGCAAAATTTTTTAGCGCTATCTGTGAGTATGTGTGGGTTAAACGAAGCAGAGATAAGGGCTAAATACCCAGGGCAAATCTCAGAAAAATTACTATCAACAAGCAAAGTAATTGATTCAGAAATTTTGCATAATAATAGCGATTTTGCTATCCGTGTCGAACATTATCATTACCTTACAAAGGATAGGCGAAAGGCTACAGAAACCTTTGGTATAGCGAATGATTCGGATGCAAAAATACAAATAATTAAAGAACTTAAAGACCCAAACGACTCTTTTAAATATACCGCTAAAAAATGCCTAAAAGAGGTAAATAGCCGGCTTTTACGGGCTAAAGTTCAACTGCTATACAATGGATCTGCGGTCTCCTTCAATATGTATCACTTCAATTTATTTACTACTTACTACTCCATGAAAGAAAACCCTAAATTTTGCTACATATTTAGGGTCAATGCTGCGCCGACATATAGCTATTCGATTCAAGCCATCGACTTTATTGCGGATGAAATAAAAAAAGACCCCAGAAATATTATCCGAAGTCTCAAAGAGCAGCTAAAGAAAAAAAGACGCTAACCCCAGGAGCTTGGGATTCTTGGTGATGCCACCTACTCCCATTCGGGAACCCAGCTTTTATCCTTCACGAGTTAGCTTGGCTATAGTATATACAAAACAAAGGTGTTTGTCAATGTAATATGTTGTAAGAAACCGCCCCCGGTGCTACCAACACCAAGGACGGCTCACATAGAGGGTGATAAGGTTTGACAGGCCCATATCACCCTCTCATATTATCATACTTGTGGGAGGGATTCAAGATGGCAAGACGCCCCGAGTTTTATTTTGATGAAAAAACCGGGTACTACCGTAAACGGGTCAAGCTGCAAAGCGGTGCCTACAAAGACGTTCGCGCCAAGAGTAAAGAGGAACTGCGGGCCAAGCTCTACGACCTGGAGACTGCCCAGCGGATGGGGGTCATCTTGGATGACAAAACGACCGTTGCCCAGCTTCTTGCACAGTGGTATACGAACCGGAAGGATGGGCTTTCCTACTCTCGCCGACGGGACTATGTGAACGCCATCAACAACCACATCTGCCCCATCATCGGAGGGTATAGGCTAAGGTCCGTCAAGCCGGAGGACTGTCAGCGTGTCATGGCGGCCCTTGCCGGCAAGTCAAACTCTCTCCAAACCAAGGTGCTGGGCGTCATGAACATGGGGTTTGACTGCGCGGTGGAAAATGGCTTGATTTTCCGTTCGCCCTGTGCCAAAATAAAGGCGGGTGGTGTCCCCACCGAGGAGAAGGTGCCGCTGACACCCGAGCAATGCGCCGCTCTGGAGGATGCCACAAAGGGCACCCGCGCTTATCTCTTCGTGCTGATCGGCCTTTACACCGGCCTACGGCGAGAGGAGATCTGTGGCCTGCGCTGGAGCGACTTGGATCTCAATGCCGCCGCCCCCCACCTCACCGTAAACAACGCGGTGCGCTTTGACGGTGGAAAGGGTATCTTCCCCTCCCTGCTCAAAACGAAAGCGGCTCACCGTACCATTCCTCTGCCCAGCAAGCTGGCGGACGCCCTTCGCGCTGCAAAGTCCAAGAGTAATAGCGTCTTCGTCGTTCCCGCAAAAAATGGTTCAAATGCTAGTCTCCAGACTGTACGTAATCTCATGGCAATTATCGGGCGGCGCACAGTCAAAGCTTCAGCGGCCACCCCTGAGAAAGAGGCTAAAAAGCGCGGCCCACAAATCCAGCAGACGCTGGACTTCAAGGTGACTCCGCACTTGCTTCGCCATACTTATATCACGCGTCTTTGCCAGTCCGGCATGGACATCAAGAAGATACAGTATCTTGCCGGGCACAGCGATATAAAGGTCACTCTCGGCATCTATAGCCACGTGGTCGGCAACACACCTGGTGAGCTGATAGGAGCTGTGGAAAATGCCTTTTCGGGGCAAACTTCGGGGCAAATTCAAAAAGCTCAACAGGAGAAAGTATTAAGTATCAATGAATAGCCGGGTTTTGTTTTTCATGCTTCACACGCAAGGGGTCACAGATTCGAGTTCTGTCGTCTCCACCAGAACAAAACCCTGTAGTCTCAATGACTACAGGGTTTTTTGTCTTGTTTTCTTATATATTCTACGTGCACTATTTAGCAGGATTTCGGGGCATATCTCGGGGCTTTGGGGGCAATTGTGGGGGCACAATCTTTCCTCTCTCATAAACAAGCGAGGCCCTCCTGCTCGAGCTAGAGGGCCCCCTTTTACACACGACACATCCCGTAGAAAAAGAGAAAGGATGATCGTCGTGCCCATATCCTATTTCATGTTCAGGCGAAAGAAATACGCCCCGGAGATCGGCACATACTATAGCTACGATATCGTAGTATATGGCCTTTTGCACCAAGGCCCTGTGCAGATTCTCCAGGACGTATCGACCGATGCGGAACTGGTCTTTCGCATGGTCATGGCATTTAATAGGTATAGCCTCTCACCACTGCACCTAAAGGACGCCGTGTTGGACATGTTAGAGTAATTCCTTGCCGGGCGGGGTTGAGCCCCCCGCCCGGTTTTTATAAATTTATACTGCGTCATTTATGCGTCATATCTAAGTCAAAGTTTAGCCTACTGCATATACTTTTGTCAAGGACTTTTTGCAGGAGGCCACCATGAAAGACAACCTGCCCCGCTATACGCTTCGGATTAACCGTATCACGCTTGATAAACTAGAATACATTGCCAAATTTAATGGGCGCAGTAAAAACCGGGAAATAGAGTGGCTAATTCGCCGTCATATTGCCGACTTTGAAAAAGAGCACGGACGAATCGACTTATCAGGAAAGGACGGCACCTAAATTTAAGTGCCGTCCTCTTTCTTGCCTATTTACTTTCTCTCTGGTCACCGCCGCCCAGCTTGTCCCCTGCTCCGTCCACGGTGGACTCCAGCGCGGCGATGGCCTTGCGGAGCCAGGCAGGTACGGGAGCGCCGAGGGCACCGATGTTCTCCACAATGCTCCCCAGCTCGGTCATGATGTACCACACCAGCACCAACACCGAGACAAATACCTCATACTGGAAGGGCAGCTCCAGTGCCGGAATGTTGGCGAGGATCAAACCAATTACTCCGTCCAGGATAGCGGCTACCAGGACGGCCACCACGGCCCCCAGCTTGTGCCACAGGCCGTCCCTTGCCACCTTGGACGACCACTCCCCGGCCCGGAGGGCGGCGGCGGTGCCGGTGCCGTAGTCGAGCGCCATACAGAGCAGCCAGGCAAGCACCAGCCAGCCAAACCAGCCCCACAGGGCCGTCAGACCGCCCAGCACGGCGGCGACCGCCGCCTTGAATCCGTTGATATGCTCCATATCAATCGTCCTCCCTTACATAATCCGCCGTTTTCCCGATCAGGGCCTCCACAGTATCCTTGGAGTAGTTCCCGGCTTTCCAGTAGTCGGGCTGGTCGATAATGCCGACATTAGCCAGCGTGTCCACGTCGGCGTCCAACTTGGACACATTCTCCGTCTCTCCCCGGCAGAGCGCCAGGAACGCCTCCCAGGCCCCGGTGGTGGCCCGGATGGTCTTTGGGCAGTCCTTGCCGTTCCAGTGGTTGTGCTGGACGACATGCTCAATGCCAATCCCGTGCTCCTCCATGAGCAGGCGCACCAGGGCGGCGGCGTTGGCCTGGGCCGCCTGAAAATCGCCTCCGGCGTTGACGCAGATCTCGATGCCGATGCTGGTGGTGTTGCCCGGCCCGGCCTTGCCGTCCCCGGCATGGTAGGCCGTCTCGTAGTCGGGCAGATGCTGGACAATGGCGTGGTCGTCCACGGTGTAGTGCCAGCTCACCATATCGCGCTCCCCGGCGTCGCTGTCCAGATAGGCCCCGTGGGCCGCGGCATCGGCGCCCTTGGCCGCGTTGCCGGTCTCGTGGATGGTGATGTAGGTGTCCGGGTTGGTGTCCCTGCCCGGCCGGTTTTTGCGCCCGTCGGAGATGATATGCTCCTGGATGGCAATGCCGTTGTCTGTGGCCCTCTGAGGGCCCTCCACGGCCTCCAGATAGGCCAGGGACACCCAGCCCTTATCCGTCCTGCCCCAGCCTTCCCTGGCCTCCAGCACGTCCACCACCGTGCCCATGGGGTACGCCCCCACCTTGCCGTAACCGGTGCCGGGGCCGCTGCGGATGTTGACGCCGATGCTGGGCGTCACCTTGTACTTGCCCATACTCTCCTCCTTGTCTGGCGGCTCCTGGCCGCCCTCCGTCGTCCAGATACACAGATAGCCCTTGACACGCTTACCGTTGCTGATACGCTGGCCGTCCCCAAAGTCGCAGTTGGAGGAGCTGCCTGCGTCGAGGCCCAGAGCCCGCAGGTTGGCCGCCTGGTCGTACCGGCAGCCGATGCTCACCAGCTCGTCCCGCAGCCCCTCCGGCGTCTTGGCGTCCGCCGTGCCGTCGCCGGAGCAGTACAGGATCACCCGCGCCCCGGCCAGCAGGACGGCGGAGCGCCCCCGTGTGCCCCCGTACTCCGGGGAGTAGCTGAGGGCCTTACCTGGCCCTCTGGTGGGTGTCAGCAACTCAACGCCGCTGATGTAGTTCCCGCGGCCCGCAGCAGGCACAATCTCTAGGCTGATGTCCTCGCCCTTGTCCCAGGCAAGCCCCCAGCCGTTCCAACCGGCGGAGGCCTTAACCGCGCCGTCGATCTTGAGATTGCCCACCGGGCGGCCCGTGATCGTGTCGTAAAACCAGGCATTGATGATGTACTGGCACCCGCAGGCGGCCTTGACCTGGTCCATGGACCGCCCCCCGGCCTCCACCAGGGCGGCCCTGGTGATGGCCGCCCTGGGGATGACTGCTATGTATTTACTCATGGCCCTCCTGCTCCTTTTCCCACTCCTCGCGGGCCGGGCCAGAGATGGGACCGGGATCGGCGGCACTCTCCACCAGCTTCGCCATGGCGGCGCAGTTGCGGGGATTCTCGTTCCACAGCTCCACCAGCGCCTTATAGTTGTCCTGGCATACCCGGTGCCAGACGTTGACGGCGGAGGTCACACCCCCGTGCTCCAGGGCCTCATACTGGGGCTTGAGGGCCGCCCAGTCGGGCAGATACTCCGGGTCGAGCCCCGTCATGATGTGGTCTACCTCCCGCCCGTGTCGGATGTTGTTGAGCAGCATGGAGCGCCCCACACCCGCATCCACATCATTGGCGTTGGCCAACGCGAAGGAGGCCGGGGTCAGCTTGGCAAAGTTCAGTTCGGTGATCATGTTCATTCGTCCTTTCTTATTTACGGCCTTTGGCCGGTTTAAACGGTTTCGGTGGCGGGTTCGTAGGTTTCTCCAATGTACTGCTGATACTCTTCTTGTGTGATGACGCCATCGGCCACGTCGGCCCGCGCCAGGGTGCGTACGTCCTCCTTTACGGGGTCAAGGACGCCATCAAAGGTCCGTGCCCCCCGTTTGATACTGCGCCAGTAGCTGTGTGCGATTGCTTTTACTGCCATTGCTTTTAACCTCCCAGCATTTCATATATATCCAGCAACGCATCGTCCTGCTGTGCGTTGATAGATTCCTGTTCGGCCTGGCTCTCAAAGAGCGCGATAGCGGTTTCATCAGTCTGCGCCAGAGCTTCCTCCAGGGCCGCCACCCGCTCCTCTACAGATGGCGGCTCAGGTTCAGGCTCCGGCTCGGGAGGCCGCTCGGTGGGTGTGACACCAACCAGCCTGCCTTCCTCAATATGGAGGTCACACCAGCCACAGGTCGCCCACACGGCGGCCTCCAGGTGGGAGGGCACCTCTATGTAACCATCCTCCCACACCCTGGCGGCGCCGTGGCGGGACTGGATGTTGTGGGAGCCGTCCTCGCGGGCCAGAATCTCTATAATGGTCATGAGGCACCTCCGAATTTCAATGCTACATAATTGAGCGGCTGTGCCGGATTGCCAGTTGAATTTATGTTTGTGCTACCATCCCATGTAACATACTGACTTCTGTTATTCCCTGTGGAAATTTGGGCTCGTACTTTTGGATATAGCATGGCAAACGGCGGAATACTATTGGCCCCTTCTCCTCCGTATATAACCCATACCGCATCCGGCGTGAACGGCAAGGTAACGCTGCTCGTAAAGGCTCCAACCGCTGCGCCTTCAAGGGTCGCTCCGCCGAGCTTGTCCGCCACACTCGACCCATCCGGCATCATAACCGCTTCAGCCAGCGTCTGCGGGAAGATGTCGCACTCCTTGCCCTGCATCCGCTCCACCCGGTACGGGTCAACAGGCAGCGCCAGGGTCGTCTTGGTGTATGTCCAGCTCCGGGTCTGATTCACCGTGCCGCTGGTGGCCTGCACGCTGGCCTTGATGGTGATTGCCCCTGCACCAGGGTCGAGCATCGATACGGGGATCACAATTGCCTGTCCACTGGCCGGGGTAAGCGTGCGCTCGTGGCCATTGATGATTTCCGTCACTGTAATTTGGTTCCCCGTGTCAGAGGTCACGGAGTATGTCACTGGGGCTTTAATGGTGCCAAGATTGCCATCTGTGCCGGAGATCACGAGGGCGGACGCGGGGATAACCTGCACGATATCTGATTCCTTTGGGGTTCCGTAGGAGCCGAGGATACTAGCAGACACACGGTACCGAACACTTGTCCAATTCCCAGCGGCGTCCGTATAGTTCAGGTTGCCTCCTTCATATACCTGCGTCCAGCCTCCATTATCGGCATTGCGCTCCAGCTTATAGGTTTTTGCGCTGTTTACAGAACTCCAAGTAATATCAATCCCGTTACCGGCCATAGTATAACTTGGGACCATAATGCTGACAGGAGACGGAGGAGTGATCGAAACCATCCCGTCATCCAATACCAATAGTGTCGTTGGCATTATCAAAGCGGGGCGGACGCCAAATGCTTCATGGGTTCTGCCTTGATGGAAGTCACCATAGGTGTTTACGTAATACGCTTCTTCCTTGTCATAAGTCATAGGAGAGCGGAGCCACCAGATTGCAGCTTTTTGGTTCAAATACGCAACCCGCTTTTTATTCGCAAATGTTTCATATCCAGACGGAAAGTAGGTAAGTCTGGATCCGTCATTCGGAAAATAATAACCCGAAGCATTAGTTGCACCTAGCTCATAGCATGACAACAGAAAAACCTTGCAAGAGTACCCGTTTGAACCGGTTTGGTCAATTCCCCCACTTCCCCCATTCTTTCGGTATGGAATCTTTACCTGTTTAATAACGCTTCTGATATTGGAGTCGTATCTAGCAAACATAGTAGAGTCTAACCATACCTGAATATCGGAGTTTTCAAACTGGTTAAAGTCATCAGCATTCCACACACGGTTTTCGGCAATATCTTTCCGTAAAAGCCATGTTCCATCACAGCTTTCATCGTACATACTATCCGGCGGCTTACCTTGCTGGATAACCAAATATTCTACAGGAGAGCCGTTTTCGTTCAGTTTGACAATAGCCCCAACTGCCACATTTCCAAGTGTCTGTGCCATTTACCCCTCACCTCCCGCATAGTCCGCCAGAATCAGGCCATAGAGCGTATTTGCCTTCCGGGAGGCCGGAGGCACCGCCTCCTCCACCTCATAAAATCCACCTATGTCAGGGAGCTGCTCACCAGGCACCTTGCCATCGGGCCCCAGCGTCGCCAGTCCCGAAAATGCCTCTCCGATCTCTTTAGCGGCCGTCTGCGCGGCGTTGACCTGCTCCATGAGGTAGTTGTAGCCGTGCTGCTCGCTCAAGCCCACCTCTGCCCCGGTGGGGGCCACGGTCTGTCCGCCGGTCCAGTCCTCCGGCAAGTCCGCCGGAAGCGGAGTTTTGATCGGATTTTCAGCCATTGCTTACCACTCCTTCCGCTACAGGGATAATGTGCTTCAAGACCACATTCGTGGTAACAGGGATATACACGGTAGAGGACGTGAGGATATTCCCCTCTGCATCCAGCAGTTCCAGGGCGGTGATCTCTGTGGCCTGGGACGGCATGATGGTATAGGTGACGGTCAGCTCCGTCCCCTCCACGGTCTTGGTCAGTCCGGTAATCGCAACTGTTCCGTTGACCCGGGCAGAGGCCACATCGCCGCTGACGAAGTTGGCCACACCGGCCAAGAGGTCCTGCTGGATGGATGGCGTCTCAGGCATCTTAATCACTCCCTCCGGGCCGTCGGTTGCGAAGGGCAGCCGCCCCAGCTCCCACGCCCCCAGCTTGTAGTTATAAATTCTCTGCGCGGACGAAATTATCTCGGAGAGCAGCAGCCCCGTCCGCACAAACGGGGCGTTGACCCACACGATATGCGCCGGTTTGATACGGTTGATGGTGAAAGCCAGCTCAGTGGCGTAGTTCTGGTTTTGGGCCGCGCTTTCGATATAAAGTGTGTAGTTTGGGTAGTCTACCGTGACCTTCCATTCACCCGGCCCAATCAGCTCGTCCAGCTTTTGATAGAGGAATCCCAGGGTATAGGGCGGACGGGTAGAAATGCGGTTGAGCACGCGGGTCCTTCGGAATGCCAGGCTTTCCACCTGTGGGTTTGGTACAATTCGGAATACCTGCTCCCACATGCCAACCGCCCTCTCGTCCATCGTCTGGAAAAAGAAATTGTCAGCCACACCCACGATTTCCTCCGCCAGGGCCTCAAACTGCTGCTGTTCGGTCAAGCAGATCTGCTGATAGTCCAGCACCTCCCGGTACCACGGGGGCAGCAGGGACAGCAGGCTGGTATCCAGCTCAATTGGATTCATTCAGCGTCACCGTCCCTATCACGGGCACCTGCTGGGTTTCGCCCGTCTCCGTCAGGAGGAGATCTGCCGTACCGCCGTTGAGCTGCACGTTGGTGGCGTTGACCACGCCGGCCACCCCCACGATAGCGGCGGTAACCCTGGCCACGTACACATCGGCAGCGTAGGACACGTTGTTGGCGGACACGTTGGTGTCCCACCCCTGCCGCACGCTGCGCAGATATGTCTCAATGGCCTGCTCCACCGGTTCCTGCACCTGTCCGATGGCATATCCGGCGGCCAGCAGGAGGGTGGCGGAGACATTCACCGCCAACTCTGTCGGGGCCACCGCCGTCACCTTTGCCCCGATAGGGGCCAAGCCCAGCCCCAGCCCCTGGTTGGGGGGCGGGTCGATGGCATTCTGCACCTTCTCCACCAGTGTGGATGAGCCAGGCAGGAAATCCGCCCCCAGAACGGACAGCTTCACAGTGCCACCGCCGCTCCAGGTGGGGTATACCTGCACCCCGCCCACGCCGTCAATGGCGAGGACGTTCTGGCGGTAGTCGGCAATATTGCCGCCAAAGGGACGGTTATTGAGCGCCTCAATCAGCCGTTCCCGAAATGCGCTGTCGGTCTCTGTGTCGTCACCAGGCACCAGGATATCCGTAATCTGTGCACTGGTCAGCCCCGGAATGGCGGTAATCGGCAGGATGGGCCCGGTGTACTCGTTTCCGATGGCGCCGGGGGTCTCCGCGGTAAGCTGGTACTGGTTCCCCGTATCGGTTGCTGCCGTTACGGTAAAGTTGATTGAGCCCGCTCCGTTGATAGTGGAGAACCGGGCTCCAATGGGCACAGAGGTATTGAACACGCCCAGGCGTACCGCGGCGGAGGCCGGATATCGGGTCAGGCCGCCAATCACAGCCAGCATATCCAGGGAATCCCCCACTGCTGTCTGCACGAAGGCCGCCCGCTGTACCTGATCCAGGCTGAGATAGAACCCCGCCAGGGTGTAGGCCGCCGGAGAGATGGCCGTCGGGATGGGGGCCGTGTCCCGCTTGTCATAAGTATCGGGCACCCGGTCCAGCATCTCCTGACGGAGGCTCAAATAGGTCTCTTGAGTAAAGTCAATCATGTACTCACCTCACAATAAAAAATCCCGCTGCCTCATACCGAGACAGCGGGAAGATGGTTATGCGGTTAGTCCCTTCGCACCGTCCATCCCCGGAAGACACATCTGTCCGGGAATTTGGCGGTTCAGGGAAACGGGAACCGGAATGTTCCAGGTGACGAACACGTCTCTTGCCATTGCGCCCACCTCCTGGGGCGTACTCCCCATGTCCAGCATCACCCGGCGGGTAACGCGAATCAGGTTTGCAATTGCGTTGGGGGATACTTCCGGGGCAAGTCGGGCGGGGGCTGTCAACTGCTCGCTCATCTTCTCAAAGGCCGTGACGTAGGCCGCTGTAAACAGTACGCCTTTTTTGCCTTGCATTTTGTTTGCAATCATGTCACAGCCCTTTTTGGTGATTAAATAGCTGGGCCGTTCTTGGTTGTTTCCATCCATGTAGCTGCTTTCAATGAAGAAAGAGCCGTGGGCGAAGTTCCCCTCGGCTAAATACTGCTGGTAGATCCGAATACTTTTCAAAAGCTCGTTATGATTTCTTCCAACCATTTCAGCCACGTCCCGACTATCAACTACATCTATGTCGTGGAAATTAAAAACTTTAAGTTCGTTCATTGATTCTATCCTTTCTACCAGTTGTTGTGCCCTCACAGCCCCAAATAGAAGGTAAAGAGTCCACTGGCAACCCCGGCGGCCTCCACCCGCTCTTGGGCCAGCTCCCTTGCCTGTTCACTGTCCAGCCTTGCCAGGGCACAAGCGTCCGACTCGTAGTAGCTCTCCAAGTCCCGCATGGCCTCAATCGTGGCCGTCAGAATCTCCTGCGGAATCAGATACATTACTTCATTCATGGCCGTGTCCTCACGACCGGGCGGGAAGTTCACGTTCAACCGCCCGTTTTATGTCCGTGGCATCAAATACGGAATCAAAATACAACATGCGAAGTGTATCGCTGAGCGGTATAAGATACTCTGCACTCGTGAACCTCTCTATCATACCCCGTATTACTTCTATGGCGGCGTTCCGTTCTTTTACACGTTTCAGAAGTTCGTCCACAGATTTCCGAGGCGTTTCCACCTTAGGCGGCTCCGTCCGCTTGGTGAAGTAATTCCGCACAAGCTCCCGCTGCACCTTCCACGCCAGATCGTCCGTGAAGGACTTCACCAGCATTAAGTAGCCGGTCTCGGTGAGGAGTGTAATCGTCCGCCCTGCGTACTTACTAATTCCGAACTGGCGACGGATTTCGTCGGTACTTATTTGAAGGGTGAAGTAGTCCACGCCTTCAATGAAGTGTTTCCTGTTCTCCCGGAAATTCCTCCCGGCGGTTCCGTTCGGTCGTTGATGCACTCGGTCAATCTCTTTGAAGGTGACAACGCGCTGACCTTGGTGCTCCTTAATCGCTATGTCCTGTCCGTTGATTGCTAGGGTGTTCAATTTCAAAACCTCCTGATTGATTTTCCCGCGGAGGTCTGGTAGAATAGATTTGCCAAACCTCCGGGTGTGGTGCATAAGGCAATCGGGTACAGCTTCCTACGGCGGGCCCGGTTGTCTTATTTTTTGACCGCTTCAATCCCCTTACGAATCAGCTCAAGTAGAGAAAATCCACTCTTCCGTGTGAAGTCTTGAATCTCTGCTTTTTCTTTTGGAGTTACCCTTATAAATAGCCGTTCGGTCTTAGGGTTATCGCTTTTCGGTCTTCCTTGTGACGGAGCCACCCAAACACCCCCTTTATTGTCCGCACATTAAATATATATCGTACGTACAATAAAGTCAAGAGGTTTTCCAAAATTTTTTTGCTGTCTCGCTATGAGGTTGTCAAGGTGCAATCTGGATAGGTCAGTTTAGAGTGACCTCCACACTGGTCTGCATCTCTCCATATACTGTGTTCACGGTGAGGGAGGCCCTCAACATATCCCCTTCCACGGCATACGTAAAGCTGGAGATCCCCCGCACCCGGTCGTCCATTTTCAGCGCCTCGGTGATACGCCGCTGAAGTTCCGAGGCCACATACCCCGGGTCCTGCCCGATGAGCCCATCCCACTGCATCCCGGAGTAGGGGGAATAAATCTGCCAGCGGAACCGCTCCACATTGAGAATGACCTCCACAGCCTGCCGGACAGAATACCAGCCGTCACATTCCCCCTGGATGCGGTTGGTTTCCTTGTTGATATACCACGTCCTGGATGGCTGGGAGACGAAGGACACCCCGGCGGACAGGTCGATAGTGGATGTAGGCAAAGTCGGCATCAGGCTTCCTCCTCAAAAATCCGGGACAGGACGATGAACTTCTGCCCGTGCTGTACCCGCAGCAGGAGCACTCTGTCCCCCTCCTCCAGCCTGCGGTTCAGGATAATAAAACCGTCCTTGACAGGCAGCTTCTTCCCGTCCTCCCAGCACACAATGTCCTCCCCCTGTAGGGCGGCGTCCGCCCCCTCAGAAACCAGAGCGTATTCCCCCAGGTAGGAGCCGTCCAGTCCCGTGGTGGTGGTGCCCGCCGAGTTGGCATGGGTGTGGGAGAGGGTCTGAATCCGGTGCCTGTGGGCCAGCACCGGGATTTTCTTCTCAATCACCGGCTCAGTGAGGCAGAGCTGCCTCCGTCTCAGGGGAGATGTGGCAGGGTTAATGGTGATCTCCAGCGGTTCTTCTCTGGTCACCGTGCCCACCCGCAGGTCTGTTGGCTGCCCGGCGGCGGTGTTCTCCTGCATCATCTGGTACAGAACATCTTTCAGATCCACGCACTCACCTCTTACACATGTTCCAGCCCCAGGGTCTCAAACTCCATTGTGTGGTCGTCATTTGCCCAGGTGTGGGTCACCTTCTCCAGAAGGACGTATTGGTCGAGATTGATATCCCCAAGGCCCTGCACCTTCATGAGCACCATCTGTCCCGCCCGCAGGCCGGGCACCCCCAGGGAGGATACCTTCAACGTCCGCATCCGGCGGTTATAGCACGACAAGGTGGCCCGGGCCTGGGCCTGTACCTGCGCGTCATTCATGGTGCCATCCACCGTCTGGTAGAGCTGGAGCATGCCCCACTGTCCAATTGTGGCGCTGTCCTCCGCTACGAACACATCCGCCCTGCCGGTCTCCTCGTTGGGCCGGGCCAGTTTGACGTGGTTGTAGGTCTGCTCGTCGATGTCGGTCTTGTAGGTGTAGTCGGTCAGCAGGGACATGTCGCCGATGACCACGTTGGAGACCATATCCCGGGGCTGCCGGAGGGCCAGTCCGTTTCCATCATCGAACAGTACATAGATGTTCCCGGTGTTGAGCAGGGTCTGTTGGATGGCCTCCCCCAGGATATCCAGGCAGCTCTCGTCCTCCTTATAGAAGTCCGGGATAGCGTACCCTGTATCCACTACCTGCCCCACGTCAATCTGGAGGTCGGCGGCGATCTGCCGGAGCATATCCCCGGCGGTCTGCGCCTCAAAGTTATAGGATGCGTTGGCCTTCAGATAGCGGATGCGGTCGTAGCATGTGACCTGAATCTCACCCCAGCGGTCCTTGCTCTTGGTGAATCCCCAGCCGTAGAACTGGAGCTGGCCGTCCACCGAGAACCGGACGATATCGCCCTCGGCGAAGCTCAGATCCCCGGCTTTCAGTACATTGAATTTCAGTGTGCCCGGCGAACCGGTGCGTTCCGTGCTCCAGGTAACCTCCGGCACGGAGTTGGATATCTCCCACATCTTTCCGCCGGACTTGTTGGCAATAATCAGCTCTGTCTTCACGTATCGCTCACCACCTGGAGGGCGTTTTTGTCTATCCAGCCCAGGGGATTCCCGGCCTCGTCTGTGATGTGGACGCTGGCGGGGCGGGTGGCGTCTACAATCCGTGACACCAATACCCTCCGTCCGGAGGCCGTGCCGTGGGGCTCATCCCCGTAGCTGGTATAAAAATAGGAGCCGTTAGCAATGCACGCCGCACCGGCATAAAGCTGTCCTTGCGGGATTGTGCGGGAGGGTTCCGCTGTGACTTCCACCGGCATCCCCGCGGGCTGCCGGCCGCTCTGTGCAGAAAGAGACTGCGGGGTATAATCCCGATACTCGGTCAGAGTCAGATCGTAGTAAAAATCGCCGGTCTCCCCTCCGCGCTCCTCGGTGTTGAACTGGGTGACCAGCACTTCAAAGCCGGTGTCGCCAGTCATGAATGGCTCCCCGTTCTCATAGTACCGCACAGGGGTGTAGATGATGGGCGCCTTGTCGTTCATGGCGCTCTCAAAGAACTGGATGTAATATTCAGGCGGGTGGAAGGTGCCCCATTGATTGATTCCAGAGAACTCCCGCCCGGGGAAAAAGGAGGAAATGGTCACCTCCCGCAGCTTGGGTATGCGGGGGATCATGATGGGGCCGATGCCCAGCACGTTGTATTCGCTGTTGTCGTTGTCCCGGGCCACGGGCAGCTTTTCCGGGTTCACCGGCAGGCGGATGACCGTACCGTCCCGCGTGAAAAACAATCCGAAGTTATTGACGGACATACCGGCCTCCTCTTTTCTTATCCGCTTGCGGGCCGCGCCGTGCTGCGCGTGGAGCCGGAGGCGGTCTGCTCGATCAGAATGTCCCGGATGGCATTGGCGAGGCTCTGGCGGTCGGCGGCGGTCCGCCCGGTATTGGCTCCGTTGACCGTGATCACCGGAGTCTGTGCCGTCAGGTTGACGTTGTTCACATACCGCCGCTCCGCCACGTCCACCAGGGATTTGATGTCCTCGTCGCTCATCTTGACCGACTTCTCGATGCTCCCTACGCTCCCGGCGATATCGCCCAACTGGCCGGAGAGCTCGTCGTAGGGCACGCCGGAAAGAGCCGCGCCAACGGCGTCGTTCCCATTTCCGCTGAACAGATTGGCTCCCCAGTTATAGCCCATGTTCCAAGCGTCTCCATAGTTGAACCGGTAATCAATCGTCGGTGCATTCCTGTCCAATGTAATAGCGTTTTCGTTTTTGCCCCACTTGAGGACGGAGTCTTGCAGCGAAGTGAGGCCGGCGGTCCAATTTGTTCCGAAGATGGCGTCAATAATCTTCGTCACAACTTTGCCCAAATCTAGAAACCAGGAGATAATATTTCCGATTAAATTGGCGACTGCCCCGCCGAACGAATCAAACCCGCCGTTCGTAACATTCAGGACCCATTCGATGATTCCAAGAAAAGGCGTCACAAAGATAGACCATACAGCCTGAATGATTCCATTGAGCAATCCGATGACTGTATTTCCAATAATCGCGGCTACTGTGAGCACTGCTCCGGCAATAATTCCAGTGGCCGACACACTGGTCCCGGCGAAGTGATTCACCGCCGCCGTCACTGCGTAAATGGCCCCGATCACCAGCGCAATGATGATAAGCGGCAGCCCCCAGGTGGTCGCCATGACCGCCCTAAGCATCTCCTGTGCGGTTGTCAAGGCCGTAGTCGCCGCCGTGCAAATGTTGGTCCAGTTGGCTGCCAGAAGGAACACGCCAAACGCAGCACCCAGGCCCAGGACAATGGGGCCCACTAGGTCGATATTATTTGCCAACCAGGAGATCGCATCCAGCACCGGGTCAAGGGCCTGAATGGCGACGTTCTGGAACATCGTCCACACCTGCGCCCAGGTCATGGGCATCTGCTCAAACTGGGCGTTGGTCTCCTCCGCCGCCCCAAGCATGGCGTTCTTGACCACCTCCGCAGTGACCTTTCCCTCGCTGGCCAGCTCCCGCATCTCCCCGGTGGTGACGCCCATATACTCCGCGATGGTCTGGGCAATCATGGGGGTCTGCTCCAGCACCGAATTGAGCTCCTCGCCCCGCAGGGTGCCGGAGGCCAGGCCCTGGGTAAGCTGCACCAGCGCGGCCTGGGCAGACGCACCGGAGGCCCCGGAGATCGCCATCTGCTTTTGAATCTGCTCGGCGAAAGCCACCAGCTCGTCCGTTCCTGTAAATGCGTTCCCGGCTACCGTGCCGAGCTGGGAAACAAAGTCCGCCATATCGGCGTAGGCTCCACGGCTGCGCATGGCCGCCTGATAAATCTCCTCCTGGGCTGCGGCCGCCGCCTCGGCGCTGCCGGTCATGAGCCGCAACCGGGCGTTGATGCTGGTGAGCTGGTCGGAGGTGTTTACCAGCCAGCGGACGGACTGCATACCCAAGAAGGTGCCTGCGAGGTTGCGGATCGTACCAAGCAGGGATGTCCCCCGGCTGTTGGTCTGCGTCATCTTCCCCGCAAGTTCTTGCATCTGTACAGCTGTGGCCGCAGCGGCGGTTTCCACATTCATTGTGGAAGCCCGGACATCGTCCAGCATGTTTGCCATCCTCTGCGCTACCTGTAAGCACTGGGTCATGGTGGACGTGAATTTATCCTCCAGAATCAGGGTTTCTCGAATTGCGGCCATGCTCTCACCTCCGATTCGCCCGGTCTTGGGCTTCCTTCTGGTCTCTCATGCTTTTCAGGGCGAACTCGGTCACCAGCCTTTTCTCCCTGGACGGGAGGACGTCATACCGGGACGGGGCCCAGCCGAGGTTCACGAAGCAGTAATATGCCACCAGCATCTCCGTGTCCCAGCCGGCCCCGTCCATCAGTTTTTTACCTCATCCTCCTGCTCCGCAAAGCCGGACAGCTTCGTAATCTCCTTGACCAGCCGGGCATACTCGCCGGACAGCAGCAATTTACCGGGCACCAGCAGCGGGTCCAGGACGCCGCACCCGTCGCACAGCTCCTTGCTGGAAAAGTCGGGTTCCACCGTGGCGGCCACCACCATGCGGCGGGTGAAATCCACACTGTCCAACTGCTCGATTGTCTGTCCGCCCTCCTTCCGGCGGCGGGTGGCCTGCCGGGTGATGGCGTCGTTCTCCTCCTGGGTCAGCGCCCGGATCTTGAAGGGCACGGGCTGGCCACTTTCGTCCTGGAAGCGGTTGGAGATGACAACCTCCTTCTCCTCCGAGGTGGTGACGGGATGCAGAAATGCGGAAAGCTTACTCATGTCGGTTCCTCCTTAATTACCCAGTTGGGCCGGATCGTTGAACGCCTGGAGCCGTGCCACGCGGGTGTAGGCGAAGTTGAAGTCATAGTTCAGCATCGTCTCCTCACTATTCAGAACGGAGAGGGGCACGGTGCCGGTCAGGTGGCATCCGTAATAGGCCATAACCTGGGAGCCCAGTGTCGCCGAAGCGGAATCGGAGTTGGTAATCTGAATATCAAACTCCGGCATGACGCCGGTCTGGATGTACTGGAGCACCATGTCCGTCCACAGGTTGGTGCCGTAATAGATGTTGCCGGTACCCGTCAGCTTGGCCCCGTTGGGCTTGTCCTGGATGGTGCGGGTGCCGATGACCCGCATATCGCTGCTCTGGATTTCCGCATTGGTGGTGATATTCCGCATACCGGCCACCACATAGTTCCGGCCCTCTTTGGTAACCACCACGGAGCCCTCCGCGCCGGTGACGGTGTCTTTTGCCAGCAGATAAGCCATATTCACACCTCCCTCAATTCACGGTGATGGTGACGTAGATCTTCTCCACGCTGTCCACCGGCTGGATCGCCAGGTTGACCACGATGGCGTCAATGGCCTCGCCGGGCTCTACGGTCACGTCCTCGGCCTCAAAGTTCTGAATGCCGTTATTGGCCTGGATGTCCAGCAGATATCCCACGATGGCGCTCTTGAACATCATGCGGCCCTGCTCGTTGTTGTTGACCACGCCGATGTAGCCGTCAGAGAACTGCTGATAGATGTCGTTGGCGACGGTGTTCAGCAGCCGGATCACCCGGTTCTTGTGGTAGGGTTCGGTGATATCGGTGGTATAGGTCACCAGAGAGTTGATATCCTGCTCCACCTTCACCACCCCGTCGTCGGCAAAGAGGACGAACTGGCCGGCAGTCAGGGCGTCGATGTACCCGGAGTTGGTCAGCTTGGGGGACACGTCCACCGCGTTGGGATAGGCGGCGTAGGTCAGGGACTCGTTATACTGGGCCCCAGCCAGGGCCCCGCCGGCCCACCAGGTCACCTGCTGGGGGGTGAGTGCGGTGCCATCACTGAGCACAACGCCGCTCATGATGTTGACCACAAAGCGGTCGTCCGGGTTGGTGAGCCCCGCGGCCACCAGTTGGGTATAAGCCCCCTCCTCCGCCGCCAGGCGCTTCACAAAGGCCACCATCGCGTCCTGCACGGTGGTGTCGGCGCCGTCGTAAATGAGCACGTCGAATTTGTAGGGTTCGATGGCTGCCAGGAAGTCGGTGTAATCGGCGGATGCAGGGGAACCATCTGCTCCGCCGGAGAGTGCCTTTCCCACCGTGGCGGCCAGGGCCCCGGTACCACTCCAGGCCACCCAGTCGTTGGCGGCCAGCTCCTCCACCGTCTTTGCGGTCTGCTGGTCCACAATCTCCCCGCCCACCACCGTGGACACGGCGAAAGCATCCTCCGGGTCAGTCAGCTCAGTAATGACGATGGAGATATCGTTGCCCCGAACCCCGGGATACTTTGCGGTGGCCGTCAGGGGCGAAACCTCTGCGCTTGCCTGCTTCTGCCCGGTGGCCTCCAGGCGGTAGAGCAGCAGCTTATTGGGGGCCGCCGTCCGGTTGGTGCCCTTGAAGATCTCGTTGAGGAACCGGTTCTTGGGATTGGTGATGTCATACCCGGTGTAGGGGGTCATATTGGCCCCGGCCTCGATCTCCTGCACCGTCTCCACCGGGCCCCAGCTCATGGCCTCCGCGATGGCTACCACGCCCCGGTCGCTGACCGTGAGCCCCAGCCCCCGGTCCGAGGTAAACCGGATGTATACGCCGGGCCGAATCTTGTTCTGGTTCGTCCAGGTGCCTCCTGCCATGTCAATCACGCTCCTTGTCTTTGAAGAATGCCTTGACCGCCCTCTCGGCCTCGGCGATGGTGTACTCACTCTTGCGCAGGACTGCCCCGAGGAAGTCCTGCTGATACTTGGCAAAGCGGGGGGCCCTCAAAAGAACCTCGCGCTTGAATTTTTTGGCGCTCAATTTTTGACCTCCTCGTCGTAGTCCATCGTCTGCATCTTGACATACTCCTCCGGGATGCTCACCCGCTCCAGAAGCTCGAAGCGATAGTGCAGGGCGTCCAGATCTACGCGCCATTCCCGTTCATGGGCCCGCAGCAGGATGGTTCCCGCCGTCTCCCCGTCAGAGTAGGGGAAGGTCTCCATCAGCAGATCCAGGGTCTCCCCTGCCCGCTGGTACCTCTGCTGCAAATCCGGGCGGTTGTAGTCCTCCAGATAGGTGAGGTCAAGCCCCATCCTCCGCCGCCAGAACCCGCCCGTCTCCAGGGTCAGGTAGTTGTAGCGGGTCTGGAGAAACATGCAGGGCGGAATACTGCCCTGCTGGTTGGGGTCTTCGTAGAAGGCCACACTTGGGAAGCAGGGGGCCAAGTAGTCCGCCAGGGATTTGGCGATGGTGGTTACAGTCAGGTTCATTCCATCAGCTCCTCTAATCCCTTCAACTCCTCCCGCAGTACCCGGCGGTACTCCTCCACCGCCTTGTCTACCATGAACAGGCCGGGGACATAGGCCGTCCGGGTACCTACCACGATACCGCCCGTTCCGTCTGGGTTAAATTCCAGCAGCCCGGAGCCCGGATTGATGACCAGCCCAGGCACAAAGTGGCGGTCCATCCGGTGCCCGTCGTTGACAAAGGAGGCGTACTGCTTGTCGTTGTTGAGCTCCGACACATAGCTGTCCCCCTGCCGTACCGGTCTGGGACGGCTGTCGGTCACCCAGTGCTGCTTCATCTCTCCGGTGCGGGTGTTGGTTCCGCGCAGACTGTTGACGGTGGGCGGCGTCTCCTCCACTGCCTTTTCCACGGCCCGCAGGGCAGCATTCATTCCGGCCCGCGCCAGAATACCCGGAATTTGCGTCTTAGCCTGTCTGAGCTGCCTTATGCGCTCCTCCAGGTTCATCTTCCACACCGCCTTTCACCCGCTCCTGCTGGAGCAGACGGATTTCCTGGTGGGCCAGTCCCGGCATGATAGCCCCGAAGGGCTCAAAAAAGTGGTTGGGGCCGGAGGCAAAGGCGCGTATGTCCGGGATGCTCTTGCCGAGAACCGCCCCCCGGTGAATGATGAGCTCGTCACCCGCCTGGATGTCCACTTCGTTGTCACACTGGAGCCAGTCCTTTTGGTCTGCTGATGCCGCGGCCTGGCTCATGCGGACCTCCGGCGCTTCCACCTGATAGAGGCGGCAAGGGATATTCCGGTACAGCTCTCTCCGCTCATGGCGTGTCAAGCTCCCATCCTGTACCGGAACCACCCGCCAGATGTCCACGGTATCGGTGTACCAGTCGCGGAAATTCATAAGACATAACTCCCTCCCATGCCCACCAGCCTGGCCTTTGTGGCCAGAAGCTGCCCGTATTGGGTGGCGTTCAGGTCGCCCCAGTCCTCCGTCGCTTTCGTGAGGGCGTCTGTGTCATAAGTGACGCTGTCCTGCCCCAGCTTGGCCGAGGCCACCACCCCCACCAGCGCCCCTGTGGCCGCGGCCTGCCCGGGCGTCTCGCTGGAGGGCGCGTAGGTTTTCAGGTAGAGCGTGGCATAGTGGGCCGTATACAGCCCTGCGGCGTACCGCCAGCCGTCCAGCCACTTGTCCGGCTGGATGGCAGCATTGGCCTGCCGGATGAACTCATCCAGCATGGTCCTGGGCAGCAAGCTCTCCCCCGACCCGGTAAAGAACTGCGGGAAATCCTCCTGGAATTGCTCTGCCGTGTAATTCCCCGCGCTGTTGCCAAGGTTGGCCGCCGCGGCCCGCACACCGTAAAATTGCGGCTGGCCCCAGTAGAACATGGCTCCCGCCTCCTATTCCTCGGTGGTCTCCGCGCCCCGTCGGGTCTTTACCTTTTTCTCCGCCGCTTTCTGTCCCTCCCTGTCGGAAGTGCCGGAGGGCACAACTTTTCCATCTCTGACAAGGGCCCGGAAATAGTCCGTCTCAGCCGCCCAGCCGGGCACAGTCTCCATCATGCCAGCCCGCAGCCGGACGGCAGCAGAGCCGTCCGGGGCGGGAATGACAATGTTCCGTTTGCTCAGTACAAACATACGCGCCCTCCTCAGATGCCGTCCACGTACAGGATAGAGGTGGGGTAGAAGAGCTGCACCTCGGAGAGGTTGGCCATGTAGGCGGTGTCGTAGCACACATTGGACACGTTAGGGGCGGACATAATGCGGCTCATGGGCACCAGCTCGTCCATCTTGACGAAGCGCTCGTGGTTCACATAGACCACCATCCGGTCCTTGTCCCCGGTACCCGCGCCCTTGCACCACCGGGTGGCCCCGATGAAGAGGGAGCCGCCGTTCTTGGCCGACGCGTTGTTCTTCAGCAGGAAGTCATAGATGGTCTCGGTGGCCAGGTCGGTAACCATAGTGGTGAGGATGTAGTTGTACTGCTCATAGGGAATGAGGATGTGGTTGGGCACGGCAGTCTCGTCGTACTCGTTTGCGGCCCACACAGAGGTAATGGCGTCGTTCACGTCCTTGAGGATTTCCTGTGGGGTCTTGGTGGCCCAGGTGGCGGTGCCCTTTGCGCCGTTGACGGCGGTGGTCTCGGTGGCGTCTGGGTTGTTGACCAGGCCGGTGGTCCCGTAGTCCCCGATACCCACATAACCATTGGCGTCCATGTACTTGTCGTAGGCCATTCTCACGCCGTCCTGGAGCAGGTTGTCCAGGCTGCGGCCGATGTAGTTGGCCCGCTGCATATCCTGGAACATCACCCGCAGGGCGGCGGCGAACACGTGGGCCTTGTATACCCCCTTGTCCACACTGGCCTGCACCACGGGGATGCCGTTGGCGCCGCCGGCCGTCACGGGGCTGTTGACCGCGCCGCCGGTGATACCATAGGCCACGCTCATGGCGGACACGTAGTCCACCCAGCCGCCGCCGGTCTGGATCACGATGTCCCTGGGATAGGTAAAGCTGGTCAGTGGCTTGCGGATCAGGGGGTCGCGCTTCTCCAGCTCACTCACTAGAAAGGCGCCCCCAGAGGCGATGCCGTCGGCGTCCATGACGGGCACGCCGCCCACGGGGGCGGAACCGACCGCCTTGGGGGTAAACACCCCCGCATTGTAGGTTCCTACATTCTGAAAGCTCATTCTATGTCCCTCCTATCAGGCGTTGTTCATGGTCAGGATACGCAGCTCCGCGACACCGTTGGCATCGGCGGGCCCTGCCCACTGGCAATTGGTGAGCTGCACCACCTTGCCGCTGTCGTCCTCTGCCTCAAAGCCTCCCACAGCGGCGGTGGAAAAGCTGCTGTTAGCGGTGATGCGGACATAGACCGCGCCGCCCAGAGCGGGAGTGCCGCGCTGGCACTTCACATTGATGGCCCCGCGCTGGAAGACGCTCACCGGCTCGCCAGGGGCATACTGGCCCTGACTCTGGTCCAGATAGGTGAGCGCGCTCTTGATCTCAGCTCCAGCCACGCCCACAAACTGGGCCGCGGTTGCGGCTGCTCCCATGGGGACTACCTCTGCTCCGTCGTATTTCAGCGGCGTGCCGAAGGGAATGGGCGCACCGCCTCCGGCGGGGCGCGTATTTACAATCATGTCAGGCTGCCGGGCGTAACAGCCCGCAAACCCGTGGGGCATTTCCTTGCCGATCACCTGGGGGTTGAGTCCCATAACATTCACTCCTTACGATGTAGCCAGCATCCCCGCGGTGCGGAGCGCGGCCAATAGGTTGTTGAAATCCTGCTGCGTGGGGGCTGCGCTCAGGTCCGCAATGGCGGCCATCTGCTTCACGCCTCCGAGGGTGGCTGCGGCGGCAGCGGGCAGTGTATACGACGGCCCGGCCGGCCCCTGGTCACCCTTTGGCCCTTTGGGGCCTTCCGGTCCTGCGGGCCCCTGCGGCCCAGTTTCCCCTTGCGGTCCCGGTTCCCCCTGTGGGCCGGGGTCCCCTTTGGGGCCCTGAGGCCCCGCAGTGCCCTGCGCTACGGGCACTGGCCCCACATAGGCAATGCGCAGCTCGGCCACGCCATTCCCGTCCGCCGGGCCGCCCCACTGGGCGTTGACCAGCGCCACAGTGTTTTCCCCGTCCGCCTCCGCCTCGAAGTCGCCCGGCTGATAGCCTCCGCTGGCAGTTACCCGGACATAGACTGTTCCATCCACCGCCGGAGCGCCCTTCCGGCACCTTACGTTGATGCACCCTCGCTGGAATACGGAGACTGGTTCTCCCGGGCCGTACCGCCCCTCATTCTGGCTGTAAAACTCGGACGCGGACTTGACCTCCCGGCCGGCCACGCCGATGAACTGGTTTCCGGTGTTTCCAGCCCCCATGGGGATCACCTCGCCCTTCTGCCCCCGTACCAGGGGCATCCCGAAGGGTATGTCCTCCGCTCCGCCCAAAGGGGCGGTGGTGACGATCATATCCGGCTGTCTGGCATAGCTGCCGGAAAAGCCATGGGACATATCCCGGCCAATGGTCTGAGGACGAAGGGGCATCATTCCCCCTCCTTCCCCGCCTTGTGGGGATTACGGGCTGCATAGGCTGCCTGCGCCTCGGCGCAGGCAGTCTCATAGCTGGTGCGCCTGGCCGTGTCGGCGGCCTTCTGTGCGCTGTCCCGGGCGGCCTGAACAATCCCGCTCATCACATCGGGACCCTGGATGGTGGAGAGCAGCGCATCCACCACGCGGGCGCGTTCGGCCCGGTTCTGGATGGCCGCCACAGCGGGGCGCACCTTCTTGAGCAGGGCCACAGCCGCATCCCGTGTACCGGGCTCCATCAACTGGTCCGCCATTTCTTCGGCGGGGATAGTGACCGCCTTCTCCTTCGCCACCGTCTCCTCTCCGGCCAGCTTCTCAATCAGGTCGTCCAGGTCCTCTTCATCGTGGAGGGGGCGCTCTCCCCGGCCTCCCCGGGCCTTCGCCTCCAGCATCTCCAGAATGCGGTCCAGCTTGCTCCCGATGTCGTCACCCTTGGGGGCGCGCTCCACCATCTCGACAGAAGCCTGGGCTGCATCACCAGCGGGTTCCGCCTCCGGCGCCTTTGCGGCGGGTTCGGCGTCCAGCGCAGTGGCGACCGTACTCACATCGCGGGTCAACTGCTCCAGCTCCTCCGGTGCAGCGTCATTTGCCGCCAGGCCGAAGAACCGGTAGAGCGCCTCTTTGGTCTCTTTTTTCATTCGTTTCAGTCCTTTCTCCGCCTTTCCGGCGGCGTGGTCTTTTATTGCAACACCGTGGCCCGCCCTGCCTCTCGGCACAACCGCCACGTGATTGCCCACCAGGTTTGTCTGCCGGTATCCGTCCAGGTATGGTTCAAACCTGCAATAATAGCCGCAGGAGACCTCCCTCAGCACGCCGCTTTCCACGTCGGAGGCCAGTCCGGGGTCCTTGATAATCAGGTCGGCCACGGTGTTGTCCCCATCCCGGCGCACATGCTCCAGGTGCCCCTTGGAGTAGGAAGCCTGGTTCTCCGCAGCCAGCATCTCCGCCGGGTGCCCCCTGGTGATGTCCTTTCCCTCCAGGCTAGCCAGCGCCGCCGGAGAGAACACGTCCTCCTCCAGGCGGTAGACGGTCACTGGCCGCTCCGGTTCTCCTTCCAGCCCCAGCTCTCCCGCCGTATACATCTGCGTGCCGGTCCGGTTGATCGGCACATCGTAGCAGATCAGGTATCCCTCCGGCGTCTTGACCAGGTGCTCCGAGATATGGGAGCCATAGTACGCAACCGCCATCAGTCCACCCCCGGCACCATTGCGGCATAGTCCGCGTCCCGGCCGGTCTGCCGGGAGATCAGGGAGGAAATCAGCGCCACATGGTCGGTCTCGTCCTTGTTGATCTCCAGCAGCACCCCCAGATCCTCCCGCGGTGCCAGGGCCATACAGGCCAGATACAGCCGCGTGGCCTCGATCTCCTCGGCCAGCGCCCTTTGCAGCAGTTCCAGATAGGTCATGCCGTCACCTCACTTTGCAAATAAAAAAGGAGCCGGCAGGATTTCTCCTGTCAGCTCCATTCAGCTCTTCCCGCCCACCATTCAGGGCGTGGGAACAATATTCAGTTTCTTGCGGGATACCGTCTGTACCTTGATGGTTCCATCCTTGTCCAGCAGCAGCTCCACCCGCAGTCCACGCTTGAGCGCGGCCTCAATGGCCCGTATCACTTGCTCTGTCATTTTCCTTCACTCCAAAATTCCCTGTTCCCTTAGCTGCCGCATGGATTCCCGGTACTTCCTATCCATCTCCTGTTCGGTCGCTTTCCGCTCAATCTCATCATCTGTGATACCATAAACCGTCGCCCAATCTTCGGGAGAATCCCCAATATCGGCATCATAGGCTCCCGGCTCATAGACCTCCACAATTGTGGCGATCCGGCCATCCTTAAGTAAAACAGATTCATATTGCTGATATTTTGCCATTTATATCTTCTCCATATGAGCTGTTACAAAGTGGGTTGTTCCATCCGGTCTGACATTCCAGGCAAGCAGTACATTCGCAGGGCTTCCTTTACGTCCATACAGGACAACCAACTGTTCATAACGCCTTCCATGAACATCCTCCCGTTTGAGTACAGAGGGATACCGTGTTGCTGCATCCAGAATTTCTTCCCGCATCTTTTCCCAGTTGTCTTTATTATAGCCTAAGCGGGACGAAAATGCATCCCCCTTTGGATACCCGTCTCTGCTTTCCGGGTTAAAAAAATACCCTGTAAATTTGGCGTCTGCGGCGCTGGCTTTGTCTGCTCCGGGAAGTGCCCGCTCTGGATGCTCTAAAAGCCCGGCCCTCCTGCGGTAATCCAATCGCCACAGACGGTACCGCTCTCCGTCCTCCCGCTTCTGATGCAGGAAGGTCTCAAATCTCCCGGGCACCCGGTCCCCCAGCGTCACCCGGTAGCGTTCCCACTGGCGGTAATCCGCCAGCCATTGGGCCCGGGCCCGCTCTTTTTTGCGGTAAGCCGCAATCTGGCTCTCCGACCGCGGGTCCCGGCTGAACGGGTTCTTGCGGGGGTTGGAGAAATCCTTTATTTTTTGGATCTCCTCATCTGTCCGGCCCGCCGCCGTCCAGGGCAGCAGCACATGGAGGCAGTTGGGGTGTATATTCAGCCAGGTGTTTGCCAGTGTGTCCGGCCCTGCCGGGTCTACCTTCCCGAACGCCGCCGCCAAGGGCGGGAAGTCCGGGTCTGTGCCGCTGCGGGAGTACACCCGGCCCTCGTAGGGCGCGCACAGCGCACAGGTGGTGCCGTGACTGGAGATCATATACAGGTCGTGCTCGGAGTCGGCGGTGAGCACCGCCAGCACCTCCGCCTGCCGGGAGGTGGTTCGGGAGACCATCGTGCAGTAGGTATGCAGGCTCCAGTCCCGGCCCGCCTTGTCGGTAAAGGCCCGGACGCCCTCCCGCCGGAGCGCCTGCACAAAGGAGGGCACCGAGGCGTTCACGCCGCGTCCTGCGGCCTGCTGCGCCGCCACCTGTTCCAGCCCTACCCGGCGGTATACGTCCGGCTCCACGCGGCCAAACAGGGCGGATTGCAGGGTAGCCATCACAGTCATGGAGGCGTCGGTTATCTCCCCCATCAAGTTTGCCGCCAGCCGGTCCACAATGGCGTGCTGCTCACCCGTGAGCACGGCCGCGTTGGCGTAGCCTGCGGCGTGCTTGGCCGCCGTCTCCGGCACCTCCAGGGCCTTCCGGGCCTCTGGCACCCGGACATAGAACTGCTTTTCAATCATCTTTGGGACGTATTCCCAGCAGTCTGATTCCATCTGCCGGAGGATGGCCTGCACCCGCTCCAGGGCGGCCACAGCGTGGTAATCCACCAGGCCCTGGGAGCGAAGCCGCCCGATCTCGTTGATGATGGCGGTCTCCGCTCTTAGATAGATGGAGACTAGCTTTTCTAGCTCCTTTTCATTGGGGGTGCGGTTCAGTGACGGCATTTATTCCTCCACAATTTCGAACAATTCCGGCGGATAGAGATACCCGCTTGGGATGTCCTCATAAGGATTCTCTTCGCTGTCCTCGTCTACAATTCTGTACCATCCGTTCTCTACCGCTGTCACATCATATACCTTTCCATGCATGAGCATAAGCGGGTCGCTCTCGCCAAGAAACCTGACTTTCATTCCCATTTCACCACTTTTACGCTATACATCTCTCCATTTGCCTCGAACCAATGGAGAACAGCTCCCTTTTGGGCCCCAGCATTAAGCACAACTCCGTGCCCTTGTGCCTTCCTCCACTGTGACGCTGGGATTCCTGTTTTGCCCTCCAAAAAATGAGCTACACTTATTGGCTTCTGTCCAGGCCCGCCCGCAAAGATGTACGCATCTGTAATTTTACTGCCCGGCGCCAGCTTATACCGTTCCATAGAGCCGTCCTGTCCCATTGCTGTTACAGTTTGGTTTCTTCCAACGGTTCTGTCCAGGAGGGGAATCTTACCACTTTTGATTCCCTCAGTCAACATTTTTCCTTCGGAAAAACGGCCGTTTTTCTCTCTCGGCTGACCAGGATAATCCATCACTGCCGCGTCCTGTGCAATTGACTCAAAAGGGGCAGATACCTCTCCTCCATACCCCATCCCAGCCAGCGGGTCGCGCAGGGCGGTCACATCCTGGTAGGTTTTCCCGGCGTTGGCCGCGATCTCCTCTTCGGAAATACTGTCAAACATCCCGGTCTCGTCCGCCAGCTTCTTGAGCTCCCTCTGAGCCGTGTCCGCCCGGAACAGGCCCGCCTGAAAGGTATCCCGGATGGCCTGGGCCTTTTTCAGCGCGATCTCCGCCACCTCGGCCGCCGTGGGCGTCCACAGGGGCGGGAAAGTGATGTCCAGCCCGTCGGGTACCGCCCCCCAGGCTGACATGGCCAGGACCGGCAGCAGCTTTTCCAAAATGGGCCGAAGCTTGGCCTCCCGCAGCGTGTCCACGTAGTCATAGTAGTTCCGAAGGTCGCTCTCCCCGGTGGCGTTCATCCCCGCCGGGGAGCGTCCGAACAGCTTGGTCACCGGAATCCGGGACGCGCCGGACAGGTCGAGGCACATGGAGTCGTAGACCTCCTGGAGCCCGGTGAAGGTGTACTGGGTATTCTTAATCTGGTCGCCCCGGTTGACCAACTGCATGCCGAAATTGGACTTCATCACGCTTTGGGCCTGCATCACGTTCCAGAACCGCCTCTGCTGCTCCCCGGACGTAACGGAAAAGAGCTGATCCAGGTTCTGCACCTCCATGGTATCCACGTTGGCCCGGAAGGTGAGCGCGGCCATGTTGGCGGCCACGTTGTCATGCTTAACCACATCATTGTATAGGGCCTCCACCTCGGACTCTCCCCAGTACAGCTCCGCCACCCGCTCCAGGAAGGGCAGGTCGCGGCCGGTGAACCGCACCAGCCTTGAGTGGTGCACCTTCGCCACCGTGTTCCCCCTGGCGTCGGTGATGGAGTAATAGGCGGGCACCGGCTCTCCGCCCTCGAATACCAGTTCCATACCGGGTACCACGCCCTGCCAGCGGTCGAGTATGTAAAGCCCTTGGAAGGTACCGGGGTAAATGCTTTCCAGCTCCAGCGGCTGGCCCAGCATCCCCTCCTGTCCGCGGATCATGATAAGTCCGGCGGCGCCGCCGTACAGCCTGCCCCACCGCAGTCCCTCGTTGACCCGCTCCCGGAGCGCCGTCACGCGCTGAACGCGATCCAGTTCCTTCAGGTGCTCCGGCCCCACCGCTCCGGCGAGAGCAAACCACTTCTTTGTCATGTCGTCCGGGATGATGCCCACCACGTTCTGTACTACCCAGTTGTCCCGGTAGAGGGAGTTGAGCAGGGCGTAGTTGTCCGTCATCCGGGTCAGCGGATACTCTGTGGCCTCCAGCGGCGACTGGGAGCCATAGCCCAGCCGGAACAGCGGGTTGGAAAATGCGTCTTGTACGCTCACCGCCTCGGTATTTGGTTGTGCGCCCCTGGGGCGGCTTTTATTGCGTCTGGACACTTACTCGAACCTCCAGTCCGGCAGTGAATTGATGTAATAGCGCAGGGCGTCCGGCCCGTGGTCCCGCTCCTTCAGGGGCTTCTCATCCCCCCGCTGGCCCGCCTTCTCGTCCCACAAATAGGTGCCCAGTTCGTCCAGCAGGCCGGCACAGGCTTCACTGACCAGAATTTTTCTGCGGTGAAACAGGCTTCCGGTCTTGCGTATGCCATCCAGCACCTCATTTTCCGCCGGGATGACATACACCCCCCGCCGCCTCAGTTCCTCGATAAACGAGGCCGCCGAGGGATCTACGATCACCGCGCACCATTCCCTGCCCAGAAAGTCCAGAAGGTCGTCGGCATACTCCTGGTCGGTCTTCTGCCGGCGCTCCTTCCGGCTGTCCCAGCGGTACTCCCTGTCCACCCGGATCACTCCATCGTGGTCATAGATGTCCAGAAACACCGTAGGGTTGGCGGTACCGTAGTCACAGGCCACGGTTCTCTGGGAAACCCATTCCAGATCCACCGGGCGTTCCTGCGTCCGGTAGACATTCTCTGTCTGGTCAAACATGTCGTAGATAAGCCCCTCCGACATGACCCACAGGCCCAGAATGTACCGCTGGTAGAACACCCCGGCATACATGCTCCGGTATCTGGCCCGGGTGGCCTCGTCCAGCGCCGGGTTGTCCTCCATGGTGAAGTGCAGATGGAGGGCCTTGTGCTCCTCCGCCTTTAGAATCCACTCCTGCCGGAACCAGTGCTGCGGCCCCTCCGGGTTGCAGTTGAACCATAGCTTTGCCCCTGTCACGGAGCACCGGGCCATGGCCTGTTCCACAAAAGAGCGGGGCATCAGGGCCACCTCGTCCAGCAAAACCCCCGCCAGGGTGATACCCTGAATCAGCGTGTAGGAGCTCTCGTCCTTGCCGCCGAACAGGTAGAAGCGGTTCTCCCGCACCCCACGCCGGGCCGTAATTACATGGCCGGAGCGGCTGTAGGAAATGGTGAAGTTCTGCCGCAAATACTGCACCGCCAGAAGCGGCGTCACAATGTTGCGCTCCACCGCTCCTACCGACTTCCCACAGAGTGCAAACGCGCAGCCGTTGAAACGTCCCATTGCCCACAGGAAGAAGGACAACGACATGACTGAGGTTTTTCCCGACCGCACCGCGCCGTCACAGATAAGCGCATCATAGTCCCGGTATGGGAAACGCAGAATCTCCCTCTGCTTTTCAGAGAAGCCCATTTCCCATCTCCTCCTTCAGCGACGCGGTGATCGGATCGTCGTCCATGTCCTGCATACCGCCGGCGCCCGCCGCCCCCTGCTCTCCCAACAAGTCAAACAGCACCTTTGCCGCCTTCGCGTCGCCCTTGGCCGCCTTTAGGGTCAGGCCCGCAATCACCGCCATCTGGTTATCCACATCCTCCGGTTCTACGCCGTCACGGGCCAGCTTGTTCCATGCCCGCTTGTCCGCCACCGGGAGAGAGAGGTACAGGTCTGCCGCTTCTCTCAGGCTACGCTTTCGCCGCCGTGACGCGCCGGATGCACGACCACCTTCACGCCCGAGTTCTCTCGCTTCGCTCTGGCTTCGCTGATCCATCGGTATAAGATTCTGTTCATTCGGCATGTCACCACCTCTCGGTCAATTCTTGGTGCCACCGCCTACCTCGTGCAGTAAGCAGCAGCGTAGGGGCTCGATATTACCGCCTCGGTGCCGGGCGGTAGAAAAGGAGGCGCAGAGGTATACACCTCCACGTCTCCATCCTACATCAGGTGTTTGGCTTTTGTGGTTATTCTTTTAGTCCAGTAACCCGCGTTTCTGCGCTACCAACATCAGGAATGACCGTTGCCACCGCTTCGCGGTCTCGTACCCGCATGGCACCTCTAGCGCCGCTCCCTGAAGTGTGTGGGTCTTGCGGAAAAACACCATGCCGATCACGGCAAGGCGGCTTTGCCCCTCTGGCATCTGCCCCGTCTGTGCTATCGCAGATGTAACCGCCGCGGCTTCGGCTTCTGTTGTGTAGTCAGGGTACCGCCGAAGGATTTCCCGGACATAGCCCCACCACGGATATTTGGGTCTACTCATGCTCGCCCTCCTCCGCTGGCTGCTGGAGCCACGCCAGCCACCCATAAACCTCTGCACAGGCTCCTCCACCCTCGTATTCAAGCCATCTCGCCAAATCTGCGTCGCCCATGGTCCGGATGCGGTCGGCGTTGGACAAAATTCGTCCCGGTTTGTACTGAGGGCACCAAGAAATTCTGGCCGTTGTACCGGCGTTATTGCAGTCATTTTTGCAAGTAATGCAAATCGTTTTCATGCGTTCTCCTTCCTCTCCGGCGGCCCATCAAGTGCCATCCAGTATTGGCCGTACAGATCTAGGCTAAACGGCTTGATGTGCTTGCAGTAGAGGTATCCATCCCTGCACCCCTCTGCAATCTCCAACCCGCCCCATTGGAGCTGGGCTATCCCTGCTCCCTCGATGTAGATTGCGGTCTCCTGGGTGATGGATTCTAGCTCTACGCGGGTATATTGGTGTCTCATGGCGATACCTCCGGCGGGCGGCGGTATACCTCCGCGCTCAGAATCGAAGCGCGGGTGTTCCAGGCAGTAATTGCCTCATTTTTGTGGGTGTTGTAGTAGTCGTTGTCAAAACTGACTACTGCTCCGCACTTTTTGCACTTGAAGAAATTCAGGCCGCCAAATCCAATTACTCTACGTACATGTCCTTTGCAAAACGGACACGCCAGCAGCACCCCCGCCTCCGTCAGCCGCTTGGCCGCCTCGTGGTCGCCCAGAAGGGCGCGCGTCTTATCGTACATCGTTCGATTCCTCCTTGACTGCTTTCCAGCGCTCCGCTGATGCCCTAGGGGTCTCTGGTGATCATATCAGCACCCCATCCACCGCGTCGGCAAGCGCGTCTGCGGCCTCCAGCGTTCGTTCCTTCCGATATCGGGTTATCGCCGTCTCGGTCGTTTGCAGTATGGTTGACCTCTGCTCTGCCAACCGTCTCTCGAACTCCTCGGAACTCTTCCGCAGGGCAAAGGTATGCTTCAGCGCACCCTTCTCCCGGCTCCCGGTGGCACGGTCGATAACTTTCAGGTGGTATCTGGCGTACAGATAGGATAGTCCCTGGAACAACTCCTGCTCCGCCAGCGACAGGCCATCCGGCATCATATCCCCCCGCATGGCTCGCTTTTCAAGCTCAGATACCACTCCAGTGTCTGCACTGCGCTCTTCCATCCGTGACATACCTCCCATCGGTATCCCTGCTCCGTCAGGCGCTCCCCCCACCATTTCTGTTCTTGGGATGCCCGGCCGACGTCATTTTTCATCTCTATGTATAGGCCATGATACGTTCCCCGAGGCACCGGCAGGCAGAGATCAGGGACGCCCTTCTTCACGCCCATGGCCTTGTCCATAGCCACCTGGCGGGCGCCGCCCTGGGTCTCATTTTTGACATGATGCAGCAGAGCCAGCTCCGGCCACTTAGACCGGATGCTGGGCTGCTGGCTCCACTTGATCACCGCTTCTTGATGCTTGGATTCATGCACCGCCATTACGCGCTCTTCCTCCCCTTCTCCTTTTTCGGGCCGTTGAAGAGCCGGTTCATAATCTGGCTGGCGTCGCCCTTGGTCAGGCCAGTCGCGTCGAATCCCTTGCACCGCCTGCGGATGATCTCCAGCTGCTTGGGCGTAGCGGGCGATCTCCCCCAGCAGCGGACAGCCTCCAGATCCCATAGGTGGCGCTGATCCTGGTAGTCGCGGATCAGCCGCACATAGGCCAGATCAAGGGCTTTTTGCATCTTCATCCGCTCCCCGTTTGGCATTGTCACCATACCCATGGCGTCCGGGCAAGGGATTGTGATCGTCTCCCGATCCTTCAGGCTGCACACCATTGACCCATCGGGCATTTTGAACCAGTTGACATCGTGGAGCTGGTACTTCTGCTCCTGAGCCCACAGATCTACCAGCTTAATATTTTTGATCCAGCTCTCCGGGGTATCGGTGGCAGCCGCGACCCGGTCAGGCAGTTCGAAGAGCATCCCCTCGATCTTCTCCAGTTTGCGGGCCGGAACAACTTCCATGTCGATGCCCAACAGGGATGGCGCCGTGCAGAGGGACGCCCGGCCGGTGATACCAACACAGTCGATCAACTCCAGCCGCTCCTTGCCCGGATAAAGCCGTAATCCCCGCCCCACCATCTGGGCGTACAAGGCCTCGCTCTGGGTGGGCCTGGCCACGATCACCGTCTCCACCCGGGGGATATCGGTACCTTCCGTGAAAACCATGCAGTTGACGATACAGGGGATCTCCCCGGCAGTGAACGCCTGGATAATGGCGGCCCGGTCCTTCGTCTCCCCGGTGACCACCACCGCCCCCGGAATCCTGCCGGCGATCTCATGGGCCTGGTTGACAGACACCGCGAAAATCAAGGTTGCGCCCACCGCCATTTCCTGATATGCTTGTGCAATAGCGTCCGCCGTTCCCTCCATGGCCTCGTCCAGCTCGCCGGGGGCATAGTCCCCGTGCCTGGTGTGGACGGCGGACAGGTCAAAACCGATGTCCACCCGCCGGCAATGGATGTCACACAGGTATCCATTTTGGATGCCCCAGCGGAGATCGCGCTGGAAGATGATGTCCTGGAACACGGTGTCCAAGCGCACCTTGTCTCCCCGATTGGGTGTGGCTGTAAAGCCGATGAGCTTTTCTGGGCGGAAATAGTCGAATATAGCCCGGTAGGTTCTGGCCGCCGCGTGGTGAGCCTCGTCGCAGATGATGAGACGGAAGTCATCCGGCCGGAAGCGGTCAAGCCGGCGTACCAGGCTCTGCACACTGGCGGAGACGACCTCCTCCCCGTGGCTGCGGCTGGATGCTCTCTCAATACCGTAGGAGCAGTCGAAATATTTTCGAGGCTGCTCCACCAGCTCCTCCCGGTGGGAGAGGATCAGCATCCGTTCCCCGTGACGCGGGATGTTTGCAAAAGTCACCGTCTTCCCAAGCCCGGTGGCCATCTGGGCCAGATATGCCCCGGGCGCCTGGGCCTCAATGGTTTCAATGCACTCTCTTTGGTATGGTCTTAGTTCCATATTCCCTCCTGCTCGTGGGACTGTGGGACGGTGTGGGACAGTGTGTCCCACGGTTCAGTTCTTAGAGCCGCAAGGCTTTGCGTGTAACCGTGGGACTGTGGGACATAAAATCGCAAATTTCCCACGGCGTTTTTTACTGGTAATTCTATCCACACAAAACTCCCTTATATAGGGCTGTGTTTTTTTGTCCCACAGTCCCACACCCTATTTTTAATACGGTTCAAACCTTAGTGCCGCAACGGTTTGCGGGTGTGGGACACGCTGTCCCACGGGCTCCCACATGTCCCTCACAGCGGCAGTTCGTCCAGCGCATCTTCGTCGTCCAGATCCACAGGCGGGAGTACCAGGCAGAAACACTCGGTCGGGATGCCGTTGATGCGCTTGCCCCGGGTGTTGTTGCGCCCCCGGGTGATGATCAAATGACTCTCCTTCAAGTATGAAATCATGGCAGCCGTGGAGTATCCGGCATCCTGTAGGATGCGCTCAAATACAGACCGGATGATGTAGGCGTGCCGGTCGTCCAGGGCGCCCAGAACCTCCTGGTTCGGGTTCTCCGCCCTGGTACAGAGCCGGTTGCTGTTTTGCGTAACCCAGTCGCAGAGGTACTTGTAGCCCCGGTCTCCGGCACTCACGGCGGCCTTGGAAGCCAGGAACTCCGAAATCTGCTCCACAGTCAAAGGCCGCTGTGACCCGCCGAAAATCCAGGCGCAGGCCAGCTCGTCCGCGCAGATGATGGCGGCCGCCGCCATGGCCTGCTTCTCAGTGGTATCCCGGTCAGACAAGGCCCGGAACAGATCCCGGTATCGCTCATCCACCTTCTGGATGACGCCGGGCCGATACAGCTCCTCCACGAACCGGCGGCCGGCGAAGCCGTAGTTGCGCTTTGCCAGGCCGGAGATCCGCATGCCGTCCCGTATGACCACGTTGGAGGACTTGCACTCAATATCGATGACCCGATTCACAGCGCCGGCCCCGCTGGCCGTCCCAGTCAAGGGAGACTCGCCTGTGGTCAGTATGCAGTTGCGCCAAGTGGGTGTCAGGTCTACTCCGCCGGCACGGTTACCCCGGGTGCGTCCCACGCCCTGCGCCAGCTTATACACGTCAAAGTTAGTTCGCCCTCTGGAGTCCTTGGCCAGCTGCAATTCATCCAGACAGAGCGGCAGATTGTTGAGGAAGGCCGCCGTCTTTTCCTGGCCCACCACCGTGCCGTCGAAGGTCTTGATATAGCTGCCCACCGCCGGGTCGCCCCATACGCTGGCGGCCACCATAAGCGCCACCGTTTTGCCGGTGCCGGAATCCACACCCCACAGGTGGACGAAGAAGGGCAGGCAGTTGAGCGGCTCTAGCAGCACTGAGGCGAAGGAAGCCGCCAGGATGATGCAGGCAGGG